ACCTCTAGTGTACATTGGCTCTACAGATGTCCTGGCTAAGATGAGTAGCGTATCAGGAGCAGCAGGAACACCACCACAAGCTAATACAGCTATTGCAGCCTACGGTAGAGTATGGTGTGCTGACTTCGCTGCTGATAAGCATACAGTGTATTGGTCAGACCTACTCAACGGAAGTATCTGGACAGGTGGTAGCTCAGGTAATATTGACATCTCTGAAGTATGGCCTGATGGTTATGATGAGATTGTCACTATGACAGCTCACAATGGCTTTCTAATCATCTTTGGGAAGAAGTCTATCTTGGTCTATGCTGGTGCTGAAGACCCATCGACAATGGCAATAGCAGACGTTATAAACGGCATAGGCTGCGTTGCTAGAGACAGCGTACAACACACTGGTGCTGACATCTTATTCTTAGACGCTACAGGTGTAAGAAGCCTTGGTAGAACTATTCAAGAGAAGTCTGTACCTATTGGTGACATTAGTAAGAATGTTAGAGATGACATTAAAGACTTAATATTATCTACCACACAACCTATTAAATGTCACTATAATCCTGAGAATGCTTTTTATTTAGTAACATTCAGAGATTTTGCAATAACATATTGTTTTGATACTAGAAGCCCTCTACAGGATGGTAGTTACAGAGCTACAACATGGAGTAGTTTAGTGCCTCTATGTTATGAAAGAACACTAAGTGGTATAATGTATATAGGTACTGCTAATGGTATAGGTAGATACAGAGGATACAAAGATAACACTAATACTTATCTAATGCGTTACTTTAGTCATCCATTAACCTTTGATAATCCTTCTAACTTGAAGTTCTTGAAGAAGGTATCGTTGATTACCATTGGTGGTAATACAAGTAACGGTATTCTAAGTTGGGCTTATGATTACTCATTGGCGTATAGTAAACAAGCATTTTCTTTTATCACGAGTGCTAACCCAGCTAACTACAACGTCTCTGAGTTTAACACAAATGCTGAGTATACATACCCTATTATCATTAACAAACCTTCAATAAACACAACAGGAAGTGGTGTAGCTGTGTCTATTGGTGTTGAAGCTGTTATTGATGTATCTGCATTCTCCATACAAGAAATGAACATTTATGCGTTATTAGGAAGGACTATATAATGGCTGATTATACTAAGGCTACAAACTTTGCTGCTAAAGATTTGTTGACAACAGGCAATCCTTTGAAGGTTGTTGTAGGTACTGACATTGACACAGAGTTTAATGCTTTGCAGTCTGCCGTTAACAGTAAAGCAGATAAGGCATCACCTACCTTCACAGGTACAGTGACAATACCGACACTAACTGTTAGCGGTACAGCCACCATAGGCACTATCACTGGTGGAACTTATTAAGGGGTAAGATATGGATAGTATTTGGGACTATTTAAAAGGGCTGTCTGAAGGTGGTACTTTTGGTAATATTTTAAGTGCAGGCGGTGGTTTAGCACTAGCAGAGGACTATGCTAGAAACGTAGAAAAAGCTGGTTTAGATGCTTCTACAGCAGCTAACACGTTAGGAACTACGTTAGCTACTGGAGCACAGTTTAAACCATTCACTGTTACTACAGGGTTGTCTACAGCTACTACAGACCCACAAGGTGGATACAACCTAACACTCAGCCCTGAGCAGCAGGTCTATCAGGATGAGTTGTTTGGTACAGCAGCAACCATGTTGCAAAGAGCTACCCAAGATAGCGGTACGCGAGAGCAACAGATATTCAATCGTCTACAGGCTTTGACATCTCCAGGACAAGAGAGAGAAAGGTTAGAGTTAGAGAATAGATTGTTTAATCAAGGTAGAGGTGGTGTCAGTACAGCAGCCTATGGCGGTACACCAGAGCAGCTTGCAATGGCTAAGGCTATTGAAGAACAACGTAGCACCGATGTCTTTGGTGCTATGCAGCAATCACTGATTGAACAAGAACAGAACGCACGTATTGGTAGTGGTTTGTTTGAAATGGGTTACATGCCACAGAGAGAAGCAATAGCTACTATGACTCCTGCTATTAACCTAGCTGACATAGCTGGTGCAGGTCAGAGAGTTGGCATACAGGCACAGGGCTTGTTGGGTCAGACTGGTATTGAAGCGTTGTTTGGAGGAGCTAACACAGCAGCAGGAACACGCAGCAACGCCTTAGCAGCTTTGATAAGTAGCCTATCAACTCCTAAAACTGACGCAGCAGGTAATACAACACAACAAAGCATCATTGATAGAGCCTTGGGTGGTTTGTTCAGTAGATTCATAGGAAGATAATATGTTAACAAACATACAGAGTTTATTTGCAGATATTCTACAGACACCTGAACAACGTGCTATGCAGCTTAGGAATGAAGGAGTAACTAGAGCTGAGTTAGCTACAAGAGGCTTGTCAGGCGGTGGTCAGTTGTTAGCTCCTTTGATATCTGCACAAGCACAAAGTGCGCCTATGATTGAAGATATGATTAGGAGAGGTATCGGCGGCTTGTTCGGTCAAGACACTCGTACAGAGTCTGAGTCTATTCAGAATACGCTGTCACAGGCTGATACGTCTACGCCAGAAGGTCAGCAAGCGTTGATAACAGCACTGCGTAATCAAGGCTATGGCGCTCAAGCTGCACAACTTCAGCAGCAAATAGCAGAGCAGGCGAGGGCGTTGGAGGATCGTGAGCTAGCTAGACAAGCACAGCAACAGCAGATCGCAGCTTCTCAGTCGGGCATGGCTATAGAGCAAGCACAGGAACAACGAACTAACTTAGCCCTACAAAGACAGCAATACAACAGAGAGCAGCTAACATCAACAGTTGATACGTCTTCACTTCCTGAAGAGCAGAAGAGGGCGTTAAAGATAGCAGCAACGTCAGGTGCTTTTGACAATAACCCTGACGCGCTTTTAGCTCGTCTCTTTCCCGAGGCTGATAGTCCTTGGCAGTCTGCTGGTGGTAACGGCTCTAGGATATTTAATAAGAATACAGGGGAGTTTCTCTTTGCACCGGCTGATGAAGATGATCAAAACTATCAAGAAAGTTTTAACACCTTAATACAGACACACACGCCTCAGTCAGTTAGTGAGTATTTTAATGCGGCAGAGGCAGCGACAACTCCGCAAGAAAGAAATGCGGCTATTACTTTGCTAGAAAAAATGCCTACAGGCAGAGCAACAGCTGAAGCTGCAAAGGAAGACGCTACGCAGTTAGAGCTTCTAGGGATGTTTGCTGACACAGATAGAATCACATCAGCAATAGCAGGAACTACTGCAATTTTAGACGACTACCCTGCGTGGAGGACGGCTGGACAAGGCCCTGCGCTGATAAGAACAATACCAGGACAGTTTGCTGAGGCTGCTTTGTTACAGCCAGAAAGAAACTTGAGGGCGCGTATAGACCAACTAAAAGCAGATGTTGCTTTTGAGCGTCTACAACAGATGAGAGAAGAGTCCCCAACAGGAGGGGCTTTGGGTAACGTGTCTAACGTAGAATTAAATTTACTACAATCAACTTTAGGAAGTTTAGACACTATACAAGACCCAGAACAATTAAGAGAGGCTTTGGAGAATGTCCAGAAGCATTATGTCAATGCTCTAAAAGGAAGGCTGGGAATTCTACCGGATGTTGAGTGGGACAACCCTGCTTACAGCGGTGTTGTAAGAAAAATAGGAAATACAATTTACGTAAAAGAAAACTTAGAAGACCCTAATTCTTGGGTTGTTATTATTGAGCAAGAAAACCCAGCGAATGTGAGGTAATTAGATGGCTACTCCTTTGGTTACAAGAGCGGCAACGACTGAAGAGCTTGCTTTGCTCAACGCACCTTCACAAGCTGCTCAAACACAGCCAACACCTGCTGGAATGATGCCGCTGCTTAATGAAGAAGAATTGGGACAAGAGAGTTGGTATCAAGACCCTGTAATGGTGGGAAGGATGCTTGTTGACGGTTTTACATGGGGATTCTCTGACGAGGCTACAGCAGCTCTCAGAGGTGTTATCAACAAGACAATACGACAAGACCCTCGCTCATACGGTGAAATCTATGCAGAGACTATACAAGGGCTAGAACAGACTCGTAATGAATACGCTGAAGAGTTCCCAGCAGCATCTATGGTTGGCACTATTACTGGCGCTCTTCCTAGTGGTGGTTTAGTTGCTGGCGGTGTGCGACAGCTTGGGGGAAGGATTGCAACAGCGCTCCCAACAGCAGCTGCAATGATTAGCCCTAGACTAGGTGCTGTCCTCTCCGGAGGAACTACGTTGGCTACAGAAGGCGCTGTATCTGGTGCAGGGTTCGCACAGCAAGGTGAAGACCTATCTGAAGCAGCTATGTCAGGCGCTACAACTAACCTGATGCTAGGCACGGCTCTAAAAGGTGTTGGGAGTGCTTTTAACCTAGCAACGACACGTAGGGTAGCTGAGGACTTAGGCTCAGGCTCTACCTTTAGGCCATTGCCTGTAGCAGCTCCAGAGAGTAATCTTGCTAGAGCTTATTCAAACATTGTTGGTAGAACTTACTTTGGGTCTAACTTGTTAGAGCAGCAGGTTAACCGTTGGAGAATACCTCTAGCAAGAAACATTGAGGAGGAATCTAATGCTCTAAAGAATTTAGGCTCTTTCGGTAACATTGAGCAGAGTGTTAATAAGCAGATCAAAGACGCTCAGAAAGAACTTGATGAGATTATGAAAGGTAGATTCAAAGACTTGGATGAAACTACTGCTACTAACCTTGAGAGGGATACAGCACGTATTACGTCTATCAATGGCGCTAGAGCTACTCGCATTGAAGACGCTGTGAACATGCGTGAGAGACTGTTTAGAGAGCAGGCTGTTAGAGCTGCTGCGCCTGCTGACACGCCTAAAGAGACGTTAGAGACTATCATTAGAAACAGTAATAGTATGCAGGATGTGCTAGGTAGTCTGCGTACATCGTGGAAGGATAACGGATACAAGTATCTTGAGCGAACTCCAGAGGGTAGTGTACGTTCTTTTAATGTTGACCCTGCAAAGGTGTTAGAAGACATTAACGCTGAGATAGGCTCTGACTCTGCTTCGTTCTCTCTTCAGTTTGGAGGTGCTCCTACAAGGGCTGTAGAACTCGTTAATGAATACCTACAAGAGACAGTAAGCGGTGGTGTTATTACAGGAGAGCGTTTGAGTAACCTTAGAAGCTCTTTAGGGAGTATGCGTGGTAGTTTGATGGAGCAAGGAGGTGAAGCTGCTCAGAGAGGCTTTGTTATTGGTAAAGTTCTTAACTCTATTAATGACAACATAAAGTCTCAGTTGTCTCCAACAGACCTTGCTAAGTTTAACTCAGACAACACTGCATGGAATGCTTCTTTAGTTCTTCAAGACGCTATCGGTAGAGCTAGTACAACGCCTGGTAGGAGAGGTGCTTTTGACGCTAAAGAATGGCTGGCAGCAGCTCGTTCAGTCAATCCTAGACGCTTTCAAGAAGGTAACGCTGTGCTGCAAAGAGATGCTGACGCTTTAGGCTCTCTACAGACTCGTAGGGACTCTTTGATACAAGGGATTACCCAGCATACTAACCTGAGACAGAAACAAGCTCTAGAGGCTCGTAAGGCGCTTGTAGCGCGTGAGCAAGACTATATCAGGAGCTACTTCGCTGAACAGGCTGCTGAGACTGCTCAAGGTGCTAGAGCTACAGGAGTACAACAGACAGCTGAACAGGCTCAGATGGCTCAGAGGCAGGCAGCGTTAACGCAATCACAGCAGGAACTAGCAGCAATAGATAGGGCAATGCCTAGAGACGGTGTTGCTGGGTCTAACCTAGCCAACTTAGCTCTTATGTCTACCTCTGCTGTTACTGGAGGGCCTATGGGAGCTGCTACGTATTTGATGGCAGGAAGACTAGCGGCTACACCAACATTCCAGAGAGCGTTAGCAGGACAGACACAAGCGCAGCAGACTGCTAGGAACTTTGTAGAAAGAATGCCTACGGAGAATATCAGAGGTGCTGCTGGCGTAGAATCTGTGAGAGAGGATCAACAGAACTTTAGGGTTGACGAACAACAGCGGGTAGCTCGTTTAGGAACTGACGCGGCTAAAGCTACAGCGTATCGTAGACTAGAAGCAGCAGGGCAGTTAGACAATCTAAGACAACGTAACTTCTCTACCTTTAAAGTGCTGGAGAATGCTTACAAGAAACAGACGGAGCAGCAGCAGTGACAGACAACATAGTCGCCATAGAATCTAAAGAAGACAAACAGATTAGAGAGACAGCAGCCTACTTAGCCAAGCTACACAGAGCTATGTATGACGCTCACATCAAAGCAGGGTTTGAGCATGAAGAAGCTATGTACCTGTGCTGCTCTGGAGATGCCTAATGACTAAGAAGAAGGATAGCAAGCTGGAGAACGCTGGAGTTAGCGGCTATAACAAACCCAAGAGAACTCCCAATCACCCTACAAAGTCTCATGTAGTTGTAGCTAAAGTAGGTGACGAGACCCGAACGATCAGATTTGGGCAGCAAAACGTCAGTGGCTCTCCTAAGCGTGAAGGCGAGAGTAAAGCTGACAAGGCTAGGAGAGAATCGTTTAAGGCAAGACACGCTGCTAACATCGCTAAAGGTAAGATGTCGGCAGCTTTTTGGGCAGACAAAGTTAAGTGGTAGACACAACCAAATGGTGATTAAAATGGCAACAGGAGTTAAGCATTACTTTAAAGATGGTAAAGAGTACAAAGGTGCTACACACAAGGATGACAAAGGGCGGCTTATGTCTGGTAAGACGCACACCGCCAGCAGTCAGTACTTAGTACACAGTCCTTCTAAAGCTAAGAAAGCTAAGTAGTTGTTGCGAATTATGCAACATCTTAATGCGTAATAAACAGGAGAGGCGGCGTAGACTCAACAGACCTACACCGCCTCTTTCATTTAAACTACTTCCCTCAAGTCAAGCTGCAAGCGATAGTGGAAGTCCTCTTCATTATCGTCACAAGAGACTAACCAGTCCACCCTGTGTGCATACACCTCAGCGATGCGTAGAGCTTTAACAGCCTCTACGAACCTATCTAGCGTCTCAGCAGAGTAGTCCCTACAGTAACCGTATTCATCTTTATGTAGGTTGTCCTCAATCAGCAGCTCTATAGCGTCAGCAATCTCTCCAATATGATAATGCTTGTAATCGAAATGTCCTCCACTCATGTTTATACCCTCGTTAGATTTCACAAGCTCCTGCAACACACGCCAGCGTCTGCACACCCTCAGTGTTGTCTCGCTGCTCTTTTAAGTCCCAGTTAAACTGCGTAGGGAAGTTCTTAGCAGTTGCTTCATACTCTTCCTTCGTTATAGGCTCATACGGTGCTTGCTTGTATACGTGATCGCTATACGGTAGAAAGCTGATACCGCTGATCTTATCAAACTTGTTATACACCCACTGCCCAATCTCTAGAAACTCTGTATCCCTGTAGTAGCATGTCATTGAAGGCTTATGCTCACACCAATGATCCTGGTATATCTCCCACAACTCTAGCTGCTCTTTAGCAGACATCTCAGAAGCCACTACAGCGTCCTCTGGAGCCTTCTTAGGGAAGGAGAATACCAGAGCATTCTTAGACATCACATCAGCCTCCCACGGCACTCCAGCGTCCTTCAGGATGTCACACAGAGGGTCTGTAGAGTCTGCTCGTACCCTGCGTATGTAATAGCTGCTGTATCGTGGGTGAATACCGCTGGCGCTGTCAACCAACTGGCTGACTGTACCGGACGGTTTGATGCAAGTGATTGCTGTAGATTGATTGATACCAAGCATCTCAGCATATTCCTTGTTAACCTCTACAGAGCAGAGCTTCATACGCTCAAGCAAACTCTTCAAGTCTTCTTTGTTACCTCTACCACTGAGCAGGACGTTATCCATAATACCTGTCAGAGATACACCTAGCAATCGTTCCTCTTCAGTGTTCTTACGCCAGATGCTACGCACATAACGGAAGTTGGTTAACGTAGCCTGTAACGTACCTAAGATTGTTGCAATGCGTACCTTCCGCATCAAAGACTCTGGGGTGTCATCAGGACGTACCACAACCTCTGACAGGTTACACAGCTGTGCAGGACGCAAGATAATCTCAGAGCAAGGGTTCGTACCAAACTCTTTAGTAGCGTCTCTACGTCCATTCTTAGCAGCCTGCTTCTGACTAGCCACTCGCGAGAACAGACCACGCTCTCCAGCCTTAGACTTGTACATCTCCTGCCACTCGTTTAAGAAGGCTTCAAAGTCTGGCTTCTCTGTGTAGCTTGCGCTGTTGTTTGATAACGCTCTGTGCGGTGCAGTCATCCACCACTCACCCTGCTTACAACGCCTGATACGATCATCAGAGAGGTTAGACAGGCTAATCAATGCTGACCTACGTACACCGCCTACAACAACGATGTCAGCAATCTTGCAGCAGATGTCGTGACACTCTAGTGAATTGAGCCTACGTCCCTTCGCTCCTCTGAATACTTCAACGCAGAAGCGGAAAAGGTCTTCAAGAGGTGCTGGGCCAGAAGCTCTACCTCCGAAAGTCTTAAGGGGTGCTCCTGATGGTCGTATTGCTGACAAGTCCCATTTTGGTACTTTACCTGCATAGAGCAACGATATAAGTTCTCTGAACGATGAGGCCCATCCAACTTTGCTATCTGCAACCCCAATGACAGTATCTGTAGCATGGAACTCCTCCGACACCTCTGGTAAATGTGCTATGTATTGTCTCTCTACAGAGAAGCCTACGCCTGTACCACACATGAGAATATACATCATCTCATCGAATGCTCTAGGGTGATCTACAGCAAGGTAGCTACAGTTAAAGCCTGCAATGTTATCCTTCTCAAGAGCTTTACCAGCCGTCATAAGCGCTCTCATAGAAGGCATTACTTCTAAGTTGAGGATAGCCTGTCGACACTGCTCAAACACCTCACCAGGTATCTGTGGAGCTTTGCTACCAAAGAAACTGATGTATCTATCTACTGTCTCTTCCCAAGTCTCTCTACGCTCAAGCTCTGGTATGTAACGAGCATATCTACTGCGGTGTATATACGTTGAATAGCTGTCCATCATTGTTACTTCCCTCATCGCGCAGTTGCTGCAATCATACTGTGTTTAACTATCTCTAACAAAGCGATGGCTCCCATCATGTTATCAAGCTGTTCCAAGTTCCCTACTTTTTCTTGTAAGAGGTCTACAATAGCGTCACTTGCTTCAATCATTTTATCTGGGTTCATTGTTCTGTTTCCTCTATCAATCTGTTTAGATACCAGCGAGCTTTGTTGAGGTCTTCAGTCTTGTTAGACTTGAGGTTGCAGCGCCAGAGATACTTCAGCACGTTACCTCTCAGAAAACCTTCAAACTCCTCTTGCGTTGTTGCTGCTTGAATTGCGTCAATACATTCTATCTCACCGGCTACGTAGTGACTGGGTCGCTCTACTGGGTCGGTGTACTCTGACTGAACCTTTGCCATTACTGCCAGCTCCCAAGTGTCACAATCTTCTTCGTATATTATGTTTCGTCCTGTTACCGCCATCACCCAATACATCTTCGTCAGTGCGTCATACTCTATCACTTCAAACAAACAGCCGATGTAATCTTTATACCATAGTTGACTATCTTTGCAGGATTTAATCAATACTGAATCTCTCACATCACACCTCCTCAAGCTCATCAGTTAAATAGTCTAACCTCATCTCTATCCTGTCTTCAAACTTGTCTACAATGTCTTCGCTGCTTATCTCTAGCACCTCCATCAATGTAATCTCATCCAGGAG